CAAAGGAAGATTGAAAATGTTAGAAATTTTATTAGGACAAGTACCGGAAGCAGTATACTTTGCTCTATTTATGATATTTACAAAGAGACTAGATAAGAAACGTGGGTTGTTTACAGCATTAATGGTAATAGAATATTTATTACTTTTAAATGTGTCTCCATTTTCTACCTGGTCTCATATTTTATATTTTGCAGTATCATATATAATTTTAAAAATATTATATAAAGAAAGATCACAAATCACAGATATATTTACTATGGGCATAGCTAGTATAATCATAATTATAGTGTCTTCTATTTGTTATGCAATATTCAATTTAACAATTAAAAATATTATGATTTGTAATATTACTGCAAAAATTATATTATTCTTTATACTATTCATATTCAAAAATAGGTTACACAACATTCAAAAATTATATAAAAATTTATGGAATAGAAATAATAAACCTAAAAAAGTGAAATCTGCCACTTTTAGATGCATTAATATTATAATATTTAATTTTATGTTTTATATACTTAATGCAGTAATGCTTTATTGTCTATTCTGGTATGGAGGTGAATGATTATGGGACCTTGGAATAGTTGGTGCTTTTTATTAGATGTTGAAGAAGGAGAATAATTATGGAGAAGTTTAAGAAGATTTTTCCTACAATTATTTTTAACGTAGCAGAAACATCTATAGTTGTGTTGATAGGTATATTATTGAATATACCTATCAATTATATTATTTTAACAATGGTTGTATTTTTAGCAACAAGAGGGATATTAGGTAAAGCCATACATTTTAAAACTTGGTATAGGTGTTTAGTATGGAGTTTACTATTAATGCTAAGTTTATTTGTACTATTTCACGTAGACTTAGCAGTGTGCGTAACATTTGCAGTATTTACAGCTTATATACTTACCGGTAGAGCAAATATACAAGATATGTATTTATGGAAAAATAGTGACGAGCCAAGTAAATATCAAGACATTATAGATTTTATAAAATATAATGAATTAGATACAAGATTGCTAGAGTTTGAAAATAAGATTAAGGAAAGAAATAATTTAGAATATTTAATATATAAATATAAATTTAAAGATGGTAAAACATTTAGTGAAATGTCTGAATTATTGGATTTAGATAATCCAAGAATAGTTGAATATTTAGATAGAATAGCTTTTGCTATCAGATTGTATTGTGGAATATAGGGAGTTAACTCTCTATATTTTTTTATTTTTAGTCTGACTGACAATTTAGTTCTTAATTTTGTAAAATAAGGATAGTAATATAACAGGAGGTAAATATTATGTACGATCCTTATAACATATATAATCCATATAATAATCCATATTATAATTACAATCAACAACCACAGCAAATGCAACAACCTAGACAAAATCAGTCGATATATAAACCACAAAATTCCATTGGACTACAAGGGAAGGTTGTGGATAGTTTAGATGTTGTAAAAGCTACTGATATTCCTTATGACGGAAGTGTTAGTTATTTTCCATTAACAGATGGCACAGCAATTATAACTAAGCAATTACAACAAGACGGAACAAGTAAAGTAGTTATATATAAACCTATGATTGAAAACGAAGAAAGTAAAGCAAGATATGTTACAGAAAATGATTTAGAAAAACAATTAAAAGATATGGATAGTAAATTTATTACAGGAGATGATTTGAAAGACCAACTTAAAAATGTGAACAGCAAAGACATAAAAGACTTGAAAGAAGACGTGAAAACACTAAAAAGAAAGCTCGAAGATATTGCAGATGATTTAAAATATAAAAAGGAGAAATAATTATGAATCCTATAAATGCGATAAAACAATATATGCTCCAAGGACTTACTCCAAAAGGCATACTAAGTAGAATGAGCATAAATAATCCTATTTTGAATAATGTTATTACTATGGCTCAAAATGGAGACACAAAGGGTGTGGAAACATTTGCTAGAAATATATGTAAACAAAAAGGACTAGACTTTGATACAGAGTTTAATAAATTCAAAAATACATTAAAATAGTTTATTATTGCAATAATATAAAATAATAAAAGAAGGAGGAAACATTTATGAATTATGAAAATGGTGGTCTATCTGCTTCAGACGTCGCTTTAATTCAAGATAGAAACAATGGTGGTTTCGGTGGATTTGGAGGCGATGGCGCATGGTGGATAATCCTATTTTTAATTTTTGCTATGGGTGGCTGGAACAATAATGGAGGTTTCGGCGGAGGTTTCGGCGGAGGTGCCGGAAACGAATACGCATGGCTTTCAAATGGGCAAAAAGAAATCATGCAAAACACTAACGACGGATTTAATACATTACAACTTGCGAATCAATTAACAGGTATTAATAATCAGGTACAAGGTTTGAGTACACAACTTTGCAATTGTTGCGCTGATATTAACGGAAATTTATGTAATGGATTCGCAGGAGTAAATGCAACAGTAAATTCAGGATTTGCAAATGCAGAAACTGCAGCAAATTCAAGACAAATGGCTAATATGCAACAAAACTTCACAAATGCTATGAATGTTCAACAAGGATTTAATAACCTTGGCTCACAACTTTCAAACTGCTGCTGTGATATAAGAGAGGGAATTGCAGGAGTAAATTACAATAATGCACTTCAAACTCAAACAATCACAAGTCAAATAGCAAGTGAAAATTGTCAAGATAGAGCAGTTTTACAAGAAGGAATTCGTGATATAATCACAAATCAAACAAACGGAGTACAACGTATATTAGATCAAATGTGCAACGATAAGATTGACGCTAAGAATGAGAAGATCGCAGACTTAGAAAGACAATTATCTATGGCTGATTTAAGAGCAAGTCAAACAGCTCAAAATGCGTTCATCTCTCAAGGATTTAGCAATGAGATCGATCAGATGTATAATCGCCTTGTCAACTGTCCAATTCCGTCAACTCCGGTCTATGGACGCACTCCGATATTCACATGCAACAATAATGGTTGTGGATGTGGATGCAATGGAAACGCCAATCTATTTTAATTGAATATTCCCCAGCAAATACCTGAATACAGGAAACTCGATTACGAGAACTTGCTAAAAAAATTAGAGAATAAGCAAGGGCTTGTTCTCTTTATTTAATATTTAATTTATGAAAGGAGAAAGAAAATGATACAAACAATTATAAATGAGCCTATAACACTACCAAGTAACTCAAGTCCTATCACATTTGATATAACTGATATTAGAACTAGATGTGCGTATTGTTGCAATGGTGGTTGGTTAGACTATCAAAATGGAAATCCAATATTCAAAATATTTGGAAGCAATTATAATGGGTATTATAATATAAATTTTAGTGCGTCTGTTAGTTCTGCAACAGCAGGAGTTGTAGCTATTGGTTTGTATGAAGATGGTGTTTTAATACCTGATACAGTCAGAGCTGTGACAATAGGTGCAGCCGATGATTATGAGACAGTTTCTTTCAATAAAAAACTCAAAATATGTCCAAGAGGAAATACTTCTATAACAGTTGGAAGTGTAGCAAGTGTACCAACACCAAGTACACCAGCAACACCGATAGTAACTCAAATACCAATAATTACAAATGCAACATTTAATATAGCAAGGGCTAATAATTAATGAATAATTTAGAAAATTTTTCAAATGTATTACAAATATTAAGTTTTTTAATATTAGTCCAAGATTTTAATAATACGGATTTAATGGAGTATTTGGAGCATCAGGATAATTTATTGAATAAAATAATAGAGCAAAATGAGGAAATAATACGAACTCTGAAAGGAGGTAAATAATGGATGCAGAAGAGAATAAAGAAGAAGAAATTTGTTATACAGATAAAATAAAAGCAATGGTTGTAAAAGAATTGGAACAATTTTCTGATACAACAGATTTACATGGTGATGAATTAGACGTATTGTATAAATTAATTGATATTGATAAAGACTTAGAAAACATTGACTATTGGAATACTAAAAAGGAGGTTATGAAAATGAGATATAATAATTATGGTGATTATTCAGAAGGTGGATATTCAGAAGGAAGATATGGTAGACGTGGTGTACCAGGAACAGGAAGAGGTAGATATAGAGGACATGATGACGGAGAAGACATGATTGAAGATATGAGAGAAAGCTATAGTGCGTATTCTGAAAGCAGAAATGCTTATGGTAGAGGAAATTATGGAGCAGAGCAAGAAAGTATGGAAGCTTTGGAAGATACTATGAGATTGTTCACTGAATTCGCACAAAAAATGATTCAAGAAGTTGATTCTCCAGAAGCAAAACAAATTATTAAAAAACATTTAAGAAAAATAAGTCAAATGGGGTAATATAAATGTATAAATATTATAATGCAAATGTGCATAATAATTTTGTGAATGATTGTGTAATAAGAGCTATTTCTACAGCAGAAGACACAAGTTGGAGTTATACATACGACGATTTGAGTAGAATAGCAAAAAAGAATGGTATATTATTAGACGACGTAAATTTTGTTGAACCTTTACTAGATTATAGGTATGATAGGGTTGAAACATATCCAGAAGAAACTGTTGGAGATTTTGCAGAAAGATGTATTGTAGGCACTTATTTAGTGACTATGCCAAATCATATAACTACTATTATAGATGGTGTAGTATATGATACATTTGATTGTAGAGATCGCATATTATGGGACGTGTGGAAAGTAAAATAAAAAATAATAAAAAATATCTTGACTTTGTTGTTTACGTTTGTTATAATATGAACAGAAATAGATATGTCCTGGGGACTACGTCTTAAAATATATTATTGTCTTTAAATGAGAATTATAAATAAGTCCGTAGTAAATGGGATGGGTAATATTTCTACATAATTAAAAGTTGTGTAGTAAACCCATTTCCGTTTACTACGGACTTAAACTATTTTATAAAGGAGGAATTATCATGGGAGCAGTAAATTATGCAGAAGCCTATGAAAGAGCTTTAGCTCAAGCATATCCAAATGTGCTTAACTTTGGTGAATTATATAATGTTGCTAACAACCAAACATATAAGTTTGTTGATGCAAAAACAATTCACATTCCATCAATTTCTGTTACAGGAAGAAAAAATGTTAACAGAGATAGTATAGATGGTATATTTAATAGAAACGTTGATAACGAATGGGAGACAAAAACTTTAACATTCTACAGAGAATGGTCTACAAGTATTGACCCAGCTGACGTTATGGATACTAATATGGTATTAACTATCCAAAACGCAACAAAAGTTTTCAATGAAACACAAAAATTCCCAGAAAAAGACGCATATACAATCTCAAAAATATATGCTGATTGGGTTGCAGAAGGAAAAACAGCTGATACAACAGCATTAAACGTTGACAATGTATTAGCAGTATTTGATAAATTAATGGAAGGAATGGATGAAGCATTAGTACCTGCACAAGGAAGATTACTATATGTTACTCCAGCTGTTAAAACATTATTAAAATCAGCTTCTCAAATTGGTTTATCAAGAGGAGTACAAGGTAACGAATCAGCTATCGACAGAGTTGTAGATAGATTAGATGAAGTTAAATTAATAACAGTACCTTCATTCTTAATGAAAACTGCTTATACATTCACTACAGGATTCCAACCTAGTGATAGTGCTAAGCAAATTAACTTCTTCTTAGTACACCCATCTGCTATCTTAACACCTAGCAAATATGCATTTGTTGGTATGGAAGCTCCAGCAGCTGGAACAAAAGGTGACTATATCTATTATGAAAAAGAATACGCTGACGTATTTATTTTAAATAATAGAACAGGTGCTATAGCATTCAACGTAAGTGAAGGTGCAAGTATGTAATTAGAATTATAAAAGGGGAGGAGGAACGATATGCTATTGACAAAGTTGCAACCAATTACACTATATACAATTAAATCTACACGTGGAGTTGATGGCGATTTAGTTGAAGAATATGAAAATATATTTGAAGCTGAAGGAGCTGTTCAATATCTTGCGTCAGATGAAGTTGATTTAAGTGCGTATGGAGCTAACTTATTGAAAACATATCGTTTCAAATCTATTTATAATGATTTAGAACCTTTTCTTTTGGAGAAGACTAACAATTCTCCAGACAACTTAACAAAGTATTTAGTTGAGTGGAAGGGACACAAATATGCGATAGTTAAAGTTACTCCATTATATTTAGATATGCAATGGAGGTAATATTATGAGAAAACCACAATTAAGAAATAATGTAGGTCAGTTCCAAAAATATGCAACTATAGTGATTACAAAAAATTTAGAGCAAGTTGCGGAAGAGACTGGAGTAAATGTAAGACGAGTTATAGCTGATCAATTAAAAGAAACTTATATCAACAATCTAAAAGCTAGTTATGGACCAAGATCAGAAGAAGGTCGATATATTGCTAAAACTCATAAAACGAAAACCTCAACTTATACACATGAACATAAATTAGAAGAAGCAGTTAATACTATTATTGACGGTAAAACAGTTAAAGTGGTTATAGATAAATCAAAAACTTACGACGATGGAACTCCTGTCACGCAAGTATACGAATGGCTTACAAAAGGAACTACTCCACCTCAACGTAGTTATTATACTTCTGGTGAAACCAAATTATACCTGAGAAATGGTAAATTAGTGCAAGGGTTATTATGGTATCGTAATTATCCTACACCAGCCCATTTATTTGAAGAACATACCAGTATACAAATGCGAGGTTTCTTGGATTCTTTATCAAATGAAATTAAAAAAGGCAAATATACTACATACAAATATACTGGTAAAAAGAAGAAAAGAACTCATTATAGAGGTGTAGATATAAAAGAAAGTTAGAAGGGAGTGAGATACAATGGCATTAGTAAATAATATTCGTAGATTAGTACAATCAAAACTTACAGAAATAGATGGACTAGAATCTGGTATCATTGTAGCTCAAGACCTTGTTGAAGAAGGTAGATATTATTTTGGATATGATATTAGAACTAGTTTAAATCATAGAGATTTATCTTACGATAATGAACAATATACAATTTCTATAATTGGTTATTTATCTACAAAAGGTGGGACACAAGCTAAGTTTGATGAATATTTAGACGCTATTTGTGACAAATTAGGTGAATTAAGATTTAGACCTACAACTCAAGATAGTCCTATTGCTCCTGACACAGGCTATCGTGAATGTATGTTAACTGCATACGCTCAAGCTAATACATTAGAAAAAACACTTAGATAATCCATTGAACTAAATACTTTGTTAAGAATAAAAATATTTTAATAGGAGGTAATATATTATGGATCCAGAAGCAAAAGTGCAACAAGCTACACTTGGTACTGCATTATATTTCAAAACAACATCAGGAACAGGTGCTTTTATTGGAAATAATGGTTCTTATGACCCATCTGCATTAAAAACTGCATTAGCTGAATATACAAGAGTTTATGGTTTGGCTTCTACACCAGATTTTGGTGGACAACCAAATACAATAGATACAACTACATTAGATAATGTTAAATCTGAAACTTCAGTTTTAGGTTTACAACCATCAGCTGAAGTAACTTATGAAATAAATATGATGACTTTCGCTGACGTACCTTCAGGAGTACAACATAACTTACGTGCTGTTAAAGGTTTAGCAGACGATAAAGTTAAGGCACACTGGGTACTTGTAAAAGCATCAGGTGTTATAGTTGAATATGACGCTACAACAAACATTTCTTATACAGCTGACGCTCAACAAGATGTTGAAAAATTCAGTATATATCATGATGTTAGATCTGATATAGCAGTATCATTACCAGCAGAATCAAGTAACTAATAAAAATATAACTAAACTTTGGTGGGCAGTTTAGCCAGATCAATCTTCGGGCGTTTACATCCACCTTTTTATTTTTGTAATAGGAGGATTGAAATTATGGATAACGAGGTAATAATCAAAATTCAAGGTATTGAATATAAATTTAAGTTAAAGAGTTCTAATATTTTATATTTAGAAAAGAAATTAGGAAAAAATATATTTGAAGCATTCCAAAACCCTGACTTCACTGTTATGGTTAATTTATTTTACGCTTGCGCAAGCGCAGAATGTAAACAAAAATTCTCAGATGAAGGAGAATTATTTGATGCTCTATTAGAAGAATATGGTATGCAAGAACTAGCTGAAAAATATTTAGCTGAAATCATTCAAAAATCTGGATTGGTGCAAAAATCAGAAATACCAATGACACCCAGCCCAGAAGCTAATGAAAAAGTTTGGGCTAAATAAACTAATTGAAGAAGAACAAGCTTATGATCCGTTAGCAGGATTCCATATAGTACATGATATATATGTTGAATTGATCAAACAAGGTTGTGAATTACGAGATCTTTATGATTATTCTTGCCGAGAATTATTATTTATCTTAAAATATAAACGAGAAGGATTGGCTTATAAGATATGGCGTATGGGTAGTATGAATAGAGCTGCGTTTGGTGCGAAAACTTACCCAGCTAAAATCGAAGAAGCTGTCCCTGAATTATTTGAAAAGAAACAAAATGCTCCTATGCCGGATTGGTTGAGGGAGGATTATGAAAAAAGATTAAACAAATCCGTTAAGAAACATCCGGATAGTTTCTTTCAAAACGGAATGTAGATATATTAGGTTGTAGGAGGTAGTAAATATGGCTGATAAAGAGACAGGATTGAATATAACTGTCGGCGCTGTTGCCGATGAAGGTAGTGCTAAAAAGGCTGCGAAAGACTTAGCTAAGGGTGTTCTAAGTTCTCTTAAAGATGGCTATATTGAAGTACCTGCCGAAATTAAGGTACCTATTAAAAATGCTTCAAAAGATTTAGAAAAAGCCCAAAAAGATGTCATTAGTCAATGGAAAAAGACATTTAAGGAGGGCTTTTCTTCGTCTGCAAAAGATTTAGATGATCTTACTGAAGCTTATAATAAATTCAAAAAATTGGCAGGGAAAGAACATAAAGCCGGGACTAAACAATATAGAGAAATAAATAAATTGATGAGTGGGCAAATACAATCTTATAATGCTCAAAAACAAGCAAGAGAGACTAAACGTGCAGAACAAGCCATAAAGTCACAACAAACTAAGCAACGTAGTACACAAATAAAGTCTAAAAGACCTAGAGATTTTGGTACACCATCAAAAGAAGAAATAGACGCTAATATCAAAAGTGAACAAAAAAGACGAATGAAAGGGATTAAATCAACTTTACCAGCTGGATATGGTAATGGTTGGGTAGACCCTAGTAGGACTGACGAATATAATGCTAAATTAAGTGAAATTAGTTCTTATCGTAGTACTATGGAAAAACAAATGAGACAAAGTCAGAAAGAAGCTAGAAAATGGGAAAGAGATAGCCTTACCTCTAAAAATGTAGGTGTGAAAAAAGCAAATGAAATGGCAGATGACGCTAAAAAACGAGGTGGGAATAAAAATCTTTTTACTCCAAATCAAATAGCAGGGCAATTAAGTGATATTTTACGATCAGATATTTTACCTGATTTATTAGGTAAAATAAGACATAGTGAAACTGACGAAGAGATGACTAAATTAACTGACGAATTCTTTGATACAGTAGATACTATATCAAAATATAGTATAGACGCCGGTAGACTTATATTGAATGATACAAAGCAGACTATTGGTGTTATAATGGGTAAATTAGGATATACTACTACAGGTAACATTGGAGGAACTGAGGGAGATGATAAAACTGAAGCTTCTCGTGATCCTAAAATTGTACCAGTATTGAAAGACTTATTAGATAAAATTGGAGAAAGAGAAGAAGCTATTAAACAAGAATTAATTAGACTTTCAGAATTAGAAAAAACAACTCATAAAACTAAAAAGGTTAAAGAAGTTAATAGCATTGCAAAGCAATTAGTAAAAGAAACACATGATGACAAAAAGGTTTCTCAATCTAAAACTAAAAGACAAAAAACAACTAAATCACAAACCACAGAAGTAGATACTAAACCTTTAAATAAAATTTCTAAAAAAGCTAAGAATGAACAGCTAGAAGATTCATATAAATCAATATTAGAAATTATTTCAGAAAATGTAAAATTAATATTAGATAATATTAAAGTAAAAGGAATTAAAGCAGGAGAATTTTCATCTATAATTCCTCCGGAAGTAAGTAAAACTATTGAGGATACAATGGAAAAATCAAATCTTCCCGCTTTGTATAGATATTTTAAAGACGGAAAATGGATAACCGCAGGTGTAGAAGATAAAACACCTAGTGTTGAAGGCAAAACTTTTAAAGATATTACTGATCATAATAAATTAAGACAACAAGCGGCTATTTCAGAAGTGAACAAAGAATATGAGTCTTTATTAAACGGTACTCATCCTTCTCAACAAAGAAGTAGTGCATTAGGATTATCACAAAATTTAGCAAAAGCATATAATGATAATAAAGTATTGAATGCTATTAAAAACGCATTTAGAAGTGTAACAACAAAAGGAACTGCATTAGATATAATGGGTATGAACCAAGCTGAATTAGAAAAATTACGTGCAGAGCGTGTCGCAACATTTGGTTTACCTAGGACAGATAGAGTAGGTGCAACTGGTGGTAAAGCACAAACTCAATATATAAAATCATTGTATGGCTGGGGTAAAAGAGGTGGTAGTGCTAATCCATTTGAAAATTTAAGATTGACTTCGGGAATTGGTATAGATAGTAAAGGTATAACAGAAGCATTACAAACTTCAATACAAAAGAATATGTTTGGCGCACAAACTGGTGGAATAATGAGAAATATAATTGGTTCAATGACTGGTTATATAGGAATGCCTTCTCTTGAAAAATCAAGAGCAGAAGTAGAAGGCTTAAATCAAATAATGGCTAATATAAGACAAGTTGCATTAGATTTACTACAATCTATTCAGTCACGTGAGACTGACCTTCGTGGATTAGAAGCGACAGGAAAAGCTAGATTTGACGATAGAGGAATGCTAATGGAAGGTTCGGATGAAGCTGCACAAAAATTATTTGCTGATATGGAAGAACAAAAATTAGCATTACAAGGAGTATTAGCTGAAGCTAATATGGTTGATCAAGTAGTAGCTTCTACAGGTAGAAATGTAGGCAAAACTCTACAACAGCTTGGTTTTGTATCACCAGAATTAAGAAAAAATAATACAATTATTCAAAACATAAACGCCGGTTTAGATAAAAATGGTAAAGCATTAAAATTTCAAACAAGAACTGCTGAAGTTTTGAATTATTCATTCCAATTAATGGGTAGACATATTGGGAAAATGTGGAAGAATTGGATGATACAACTTAATCCAATAACTCAAATTAAGAAAATATTTGGTGACTTCATGAGTTACGACATTAAATGGAAAAGAACGATGAATGTTATTAAATATAATTTGAGAAGCATTATTAAACCATTTATGGAATGGATCGCACAAAGTTTAGTAAATGCAATTGGATTTTTAGATATAATATCTATGAAAATACAAGAAGCATTTGGAAACACACCTGTAAGCCTATTTGACCAAGTAGCGGCAGATGCAGAAAAAACCGCAGAAGAAATTCAAAATGTTACAGCAGGATTTGATGAATTGCATGATATTGGAGCAGATAATAGTGGAGAAAATGACTTGTTTGGTGAAATTTACAAACCACAATTATCTAAAGAATGGGAAGATCTTGCAAAGAAAATAGGAGATTTATTCGCAGGACTAATTAAAGGTGATTTAGGTTTCGGCGACGTAATGAAAGCTATTTTAGGTATATTGTGGGATACTTTAAAAATTATAGCAAAAGGTATTTGGGATTGGTTTAAGCAAACCGGAATAGGTAAATACATAACTGAACATTGGAAAGATATACTAGGAAAATTACTCGCTGCATTTTTAGCTTGGAAATTATTGAAAGTAGCTAGTAAGTTATTATGGAATGCGTTATTTGGTAATTTTAGTGGATCAGCTATTGGAGCAGTATTTTCAAAGCTTGGCGGTTGGATATTAAAAGCTCTTGGCGCAACTGCTTTTGGTAGAGGAATAATTGAAGGCGTTAAAACTCTTTTCACTGGCGGTGGTGGATTACTTTCTACTTTAAAAAGTATTTTTGTAGGACACGAAGCTATCACTGCATTTGGTGCTTGGGGTGAAACCTTAGGTGCATTATTTGCACAAACGTTGCTTGCTGCTGTTGGTATAGCTATTGGTGCTGGTGGTATCGCAAAAGGTTTTGATATGGTCGCTGATGTTAAATCTTACAATATGGGATTATTAGGAGCTGGAGGAAAAGATAAAGATAAAAAATCAGACTTTGGTGGAAAAGCTATTGGAACTATATTCGGTGGAATAGGCGGAGGAATTGCTGGTACAGCTATCGCCGGACTTGCTACAGGTGGTCCGATTGGACTTGCAATTGGTGCAATCGCAGGATTACTCATAACATCATTAGCTCCTGCATTTGAAACAGCAACAATTAAGGCGAAAGATATGAATAATGAAATGCAAAAAATAGAATATTACGAAGGACAGGTAAAAGGTGCACAAACTCAAGTTAGCGTATTTGATGAACAATTACAACTTTTAAATCAATCTTTAGAAACACAAACGCAAAAAGTTTATGAGCAAGGAGAAAAACTGGGTATTAGTAAAACTCGTATGGATGAATTAGTAAAAGCAACTCAAGACGGAACCTTCTCTACAGATTTATTAACTGGCTCAGAAACCGGATTGGCAACTAGTTTGACTGACTTAGCTCAGAAGCAAGAACATGTAACAGAAGTAAGCAAAAAATTAGAAGACGCTCAGAAAAAATTATTGAAAGCACAAACTGACTTATCAATCGCGCAAGATGTGGAGGCTAAGAATTTTGAATTGGCTGCGGCAAGAATAGAAGTAGCAGAAGCTCAAGGTGTATATTCAACTGAAGACGCTACTAAAAAACGTATTCAATTATATAAAGACGCAGGTAAAGAAGAAAGAATCAATTTACTTCAAAATTTAACAGACGATCAACGTGCTAGAATGGCGGAGTATAAAGCTGTAACTGGTAAAGAGTTAGGAGAATTATCAAAGATATGGCATGAATCTAGTGATGACATGAAAAAAGCTTTCTTAGAAGGTGTAGGAAGTGACACTCAGCAACAATTCCAACAAGGATTGGATTCTATGACTGCTATGGTTGAACAACACAAAGGCTTTTGGCAACGTGCAGGAGATACAATTAAAGAAATATTTAGTTTTGGTAATGCTACTACATGGACTTATAATGCTCAAGCTAGATATGATCAAGAACGAACTAGATATAGAGTACAAGCATATGATATAGGTACAAATTATGTACCAAACGATGGATTAGCTTACTTACATCAAGGTGAAGCGGTTATTCCTGCAAAATATAATACACCATATCAGCAAGGTAATTTGTCAAACGAAGAAAGAGCTTATATGCAACAAATAATGACTACAATGAGGTCATTAGATGGTACTATGAAACGTGGTATCGCAGTAAACGGACAATTTGTGCAAAGAGGAAGCGACTTAGTAGCAGTAGTGAACAAGACAAATTCGCAAACAGGTGCAGATTTACTAAGTAACGTTTCTTATGCGAGATAAAGGAGGTATTTGAATATGGCAAATTATATACCAGATAATGGCTGGGGTGGATTATCAAAATATCAATTAGAAGACCATAGGCACATGCCTCTCTTCTTAATAAATAAACATATTCCACCTGATAATGTTAAATTTGGTTACACAGAAGACACAGAACAATTAGTTAAATCACAAAGAAATTCCAAAGGAGTTGTTGTAGCAAGGAAAGTTGGAGAAGCTTACGATAATTCTATGGGAAAACGTCTTATGAAATTTAATAATCTTGAATGGCCACTTATGGCGAATAGTGATTATAGGTGGCTTCAAGAACAAATAGAGAAATTCTATTGTTACATTACTTATTATGACTCAAGAGCTGGGTATCAACCGGTACAAGGGAATAACTATTCAACAGGAATTCAAACTACAGGGGGTTTTGTTACTAAAAAATTTTATTGGGGAGACTTCTCTGCGGAGCCATGGCAATTTACAAGAGATACTAATTATGGAATATTAGTACCTTCTTGGTATATAAATGTGAAAGTTAATCTAATAGATTGTGGTGAACCTTATCTAAGTTCAAGTGATCCTAATTATGTTGATATTCCAGCATATCAACCACCATATCACGGAAATAGTCAATGGCCAAGTGGTCGTTAGAAAGGAGAAGTTATGTCTAATATAAATTTAACACAAACTGATTTGAATGAATCGTTACGTGGTCTAACTGATGTAGATATAATGATGTTTTTACCTGATAAAAATATCTATTTTGCTAGTAATGCAGTAACTATAAATAAACAGCCATTAGCATACACTAGTAATTTACAATCATTGATTGAAATATCACGTTTACCACAAGCAAACATAGCAACATTTGAAAATAATTCTTGGATATTAGACGGTAGCTTTATCTCTCCCTCTGAATCTTATGGAGGAGGGGGAGATAGTTATACCGGTTATATATCAAATGATTATACAGATGATAATGGAAATTATTCTACTAATCCTATAATTAGTGTATCATTAGCTTTGACTGCACCTACAATAGAATATCTTTCTATAAAATTTGCAGGAGGAATTGACACAAGCTATCCAAAAACATTTAAAATTAGAACTTATAGTGAAAGTAATTCTTTAATTAGAGAACATAATTATAATATATCTGAGCAAACAGGTTTACCTTTGCTAGTTGCAAAAATACAAGATAATAATGTTAGAAAGTTAGAGTTTGAATTTGTTGGGACACAATGCCCTCATAGACGTTCGAGACTAAATAAGATAATGTTTGGAAAAGCTGAACAAGTTGATTCTCATTATTTGCAATCTTGGAAAATAGATGATAAAGCTTCTCTTGTTGCTGATAGTATTCCTACTAAAACATTGACTTATAGTATCATAAATTATGACGGAGATTACAATATAGATAATCCCGGAAATAAAATACCAATAAATTATAAAGACGCATTAGTATTTTTTACTTTTTCTATGGAAAAAGATGGATTATGGAAATATGCTCCTATGAAAACTTTTAACTTAATGGATATATCTACTACACCAGACGGAATAGTAACATTTTCATGTGGGTCAATTTTAGATATGTTGACAGAAACGTTTGATCATGATATATATGGTGGGGTAAGAACTATACCAGAAATAATGAATATGCTATTATCATTTTCAGGAGTGAGTACAGACCAATTTGAATTAGACGCTGAATATATGAATTATCACATAAATATACCATTACCTGAACAACCTGTAAGAGAAATAATTCAAAGATTAGCATTTTCTTGTGGGGCAACTTTAACAGTAAATGATGATAATAAAATAATATTTTCAAAAAGGAGTATAACACCAACGTCTAACACACCAAAATTTATGTTTAATCAACCGGAACCATTTAATTCAGCTGGTGTATTACTCGAAGAACCAAATGCAGAAGCATTAAATCATACTACCAATATTGCAATGTGTACGTATGACACCAAAATAGCAACTGAAACTTCAGATATTGGTACTGCAAATATTTCTACTGTAAACCCAACAAGAATAACTTTTTCTCCTACAGTAGGTGGAATACAATTTGATGATATGTCATTACAAGAACAACACGCAACTTTATCTGTAAGTGAAATATATTCTCAACACGCAATTATTACAGTCAATTGGCAAGAAGGTGTTGCTACTCCACCAATAGAAGTCAAAATCTATGGTATAAAAGCTGAGACCACCAAAACCATGCCAAAAAGCGCTGATATGGATACACTTATATTAGATTCGGGTTTGGCTTTAACTATACCAACTAATTTAGACCCACGTTTTACAAACACACCTGACCCTAATACATTTTATTATACAGATTGGTATGGCGCAAAATTCAAATACGTATGCAAAACTAGAAATGAATATTTAATAAAAGCAGGAGATATAGTATTATTTGAAACACCATTCTCTAACGGAGAACCAACTCGTATAGGATACGTATTAAGAAATTCATATTCTGGTACAGAAGAAAGTGGTGAGATGGAGGTGATTACCGTTGGCAACAACTAGTTACATTACTCCAATAACAAATAGAAAATATGCTGACGTTGAATATGCTAAAACACATCAAAATGATTTAGTAAATAAAAATATAGGAGCATGGAATTACACAGACGCTAATCGTGTATGTAACAATCTAAAATATGCAGCTGAATATATGTATGATCAAGGCTTTTTACCTGAGCCTTATTCTATGCAAATCAAAACTAATTGGACTGAATCTGATATAATAACTTATGAACAACTAAATAGTATGATTGTGCAAAATATGAATAACTTAAAAACATATTCTCGATCAGATTTAGAATGGCATTATATAGCGTCAATAGCTAATATGGATTATGCAGTAGCAAATTGGATAGAACAGAATATACATCAACTTGCTACACAAGAGCCTATTCCACCTGATAAATATAAATTAATAGTAGAGGGTGGTACAGGTTCAGGTGAGTATGAACCTATGACAGTAGTTAATATCCAAGCTAATGCACCAGAAGAAGGACAAGTGTTTTCATATTGGAGTGGAAATCATTTAGAGAATATTGGTAATGCTAATGCGGCTATTACTACTTATACAATGCCTATTCAAGACGTAACATTACGTGCAAATTATACAAGTTTAGTTCCACACACACTTACTCTAAAAACTTACACAGGAGGTACACAAACTTTTAATTTATCTATGGGTGAAATTAAATATATTGAAGCTGACCCTGCTCCACAAGGTAAAGTATTTCATCATTGGGAAATTACACCAAGTCAATATAGCCAAAATTTGTATGAACCAGCGGCTTCAACACATTTCACTATGCCTAACGAAGCTGTAACATTAGAAGCTGTGTATATCACAAAAGGAGAAAAACGTTTAATCGTTACAAATGGTACACCAGCTGATGGTTATTATGAATATGACACTTATGTGTCAATAAGGTCGAATAAACCTTCGAATGGTATATTCACACGTTGGACCGGAGACACACAATATTTAACAGGTGACCCTACTAGTGAATATAATTCAGTTAAAATTCCTGATGTAAATATTATACGATTATATGCTAATTGGACTACACCAGCTCCTCCACCTGCGACGAATATTGAATTAACAGTAGTGAACGGAGTCATATCTTCTACAGGAGAAACTACAGGTACATTTACTCAAGGGGATAGAGTGTCTATTACTGCAAATCCTATACCAGAAGGAAAAGTATTCAGTGGTTGGACTAAAAGTGGTGGTGGAAGTATTTCAAATAGTGGTTCAATGAGTGCTACGATAACAATTGGAACTAGTGCGACTACTGCGACAGCTAATTACAGAACATTAGAGTACCATAATCTGACTGTCATAACAAATAGTGGTACTACTACAACTACAAAAGAAAGATATGAATATTTTTCTGTAAATGCAAATCCTGCTGCGGAAGGATATACTTTTGATAGATGGACAGGAGACACCAATTCATACAATGGCTATATTTTTAGTCCTACGTCTGCGTCAACAGGAACTTATATGGGTACGTCTGATAGAACTATTACAGCTAATTATAGAGCGATTAATTCGCATACATTAGTAGTACATCAATTAAGTGGAGATAGAAGTTATACACAAGCAGAATTTGAAAAAATAACGATAACAGCAGAAAATGCGCCAACCGGACAAGTATTTACAGGCTGGAGTTTATCAGGAAAAGGAAGTTTATCATCTAGCTTGTCTATGACAACAACTTACACATTTGGTAATGGAGATGGAGAATTAACACCTAATTATGTGAATGTGTGGACTATATCTGTGGTAGGAGGTACTATAAATGGAAGCGCAAGTGCTACACTACGTCAAGGTACTTCATATAGTCTAAGATGTAGAAGTCTTGCCGTATATGAACGATTTGATGGTTGGACTAAAGTTGGTCCGGGTACAATTTCTAATACAGCTTCTACTTCAACATATTTTACAGTTGGAGAAGGAGACGCTACACTTACGGCAAATATAACTCAGTATCCTGATAAAACGTTAACTATTTATTCAAGAGATCCTGATACAGGAACAGATACATTAGTATCGCAACAGACTTACAGATATGGAACTAGAATATCATTTGAAGCTCCTGTTGCACCAAATCAAACTACATTCTTGACATGGCTAGGTGATGTTAATATACTATCACCATCTGCATTGGCCTCTTCTGTTACGATAAATAGTTTGACGGCTGACACCACTATTATTGCTACGTATTATTACCCTGAAGCTCCTGAGTATTATACATTAAACGTATATGATGGATACCCTGAAAGTGGTACATACGCTGCAGGTTCACAAGTCGCAATAAATGCCAAAACTGCACCACAAGATTGGGAATTTTATAAATGGTATGGAGATGTTTCTTATTTAGTAGACCCAGACGTAACATTACCACAAAATTCAGTTATTATGCCATCTAAATCAATAACGTTATATGCTAAATTCAAAATGGTCGGAGAATTACCATTATTTAGGGTTAGTGTGATAAATGGTACAGCAAGTGGTAGTTATGAAACAGGTGAAGGTACTGAAGAATCACCGACAGTTGTTCACAATGAATCAGGAGTATATATAGATGTCCCACCTGGTACCGAAGTAACTTTAACCGCCGATCCTGATGTAACAGGATATACATTTGCTTATTGGACTGGAAATTTTGAAAGTGCAGGAGTAGATGACATAGTAGTGACAAATAATCCAACTAAATTTACTATGGTTGAAGATAATTTGAATATCACTATGATACGTAGACAACTAGGTACGTATACAGTTTACCCAACTAATGCGACAGGACCGGGTACAACATACGAAGGTACTTATACTATTGTAGGAAACAAACAAGATACAGACAATGAACATTATACATTTACTCATTGGACTTGTGAAGATGTTGACCATAATGATTGTATAAGTGCAATTGGTAATCCATTAAATTTAGAAACTACAATTACATTGACGGATAGAGATTTATGGATAACAGCACATTATACTACTCATTACAAATTAACAATAATAAATGGACAAGATACAGGAGATGGGTATTACTACGAAGGAGAAGTTATAAACACTGTACGTGCTAATACACCTACCGCAGAAAGTAGACTTCAGTTTGATCACTGGGATGATCCTGTAGGTGTTATAAGCGGAAGTATATATGACCCAACACCTACAATAACAATGAAAAATTCTATAGCAACTATCACAGCAGTGTTTGTTTCAATAGACGCGACTGGAAATAGTATAGCTATTACAGGTAATGATTTACATACAGGAATAATAAGAAGAAGTAGAACAAGTTTAATAAATGGTATTTTTGCCGTGGGCACATTAGTATTCGATGGTGATGGTTGTATAGGAACTATCACAGAAGTTGACCCAGATCATAGTGATGATACTGACGATTATAGAGTAGAAAAATTATTTTATGGAGGTAATGCGTGATGGTAAATAATATAGCAAAAACAACAAAAATTTTAAACACGAATTTAGGACAAACAACTTCATTTACACCGAGTGATAATTTAACAATCATGACAGGAGAACTAGGATTAGGATTATTAATATTTGATTCGGCAGGTACGATTGGAATAATTTCTACTTTCACAGATGTGCAAAGTAATTTCACAGTAACAACTTATGCACTTTCGATCGATATATCTACAATTTTAGGTTTAAGCTATTAAAAATTAGATATTTGCATAAAAAATGACCTCACAAAATCGCCATAGAGCCATTTAATAATTAAACCAATATAACTTGTCATTTAATAGATAAAATAGCTGTATGGGCATTATAAACGCTTATACAGCTATTTGTCATTTTTAAGCTATTTTACAAGGTTATTTTTATAAATTATGTAAAATTGATAACCAACTATGACATAAAACTATTCAAAGTGAACAGAAATATATTATAAATTCTCATAAATTATCAAAGGAGGGTATTATGAGTAGTAATAAAAAAGCCAAGGAAGAACTCATCAGATATTATGGAGCAGAATGTTTTATTGAAAAACTTCATTTGAGAAAAGATGACACACCTAGACGATATACGTCTAAGGGACAAATGAAAAGAATGAAACAACTCACATACCATCATATTAGAATGAGAAAAGATGGTGGTAAAGCTAATAGAAAAAATGGAGCGCTACTTTCTGAAGAAAATCATATTTGGTTTCATAAGCAAAGTCAAAGTGCACAGAGTTATATGAATGCTATGTTTCAAGAATATAAAAGACAAGTTGACGCGTGTCGAGTAGTGTTTGTTGAAGATTTAGACATACCTTTTACTATAAATACTATGGAATTTTCAATAAATGAAAAAGGTAAATATAATAGAGCTGAGAAAAAACGAGAAGACAAAGAATTAATTAAAAAATATTATAATAAAAAAGATGATCTAGAAAAGTGAACAGAAATTATAACTAAAGGTTAAGTCACTGACTAATAATCAGTGACTTTTTAATTATGCTAATTCTAAATCAACATTTCTAAATTCATTTCCACTTGCTTTTGAAACAGTAGTTTTAATGTGCATTTGTACTCTTGTTCCAACTAACTTTTCAGCACCTGCTAAGAAATCTCCTAACTCAACACCTTCTACGCCTAGTTTTCTTAATTGTGTTACTGCTCTTGCAACATTAGTTTGTGTTGATTTCAAGTCATTACCTGCAAGCATTAAATACTTGAATTCTTTCTTACCATCTTCTACTGCTATTGTTATAACAGCCATAGGTTTTCCACTTGATTTTGAATTTTTAGTTTCAAATTTTTCAATTTCTCCTATGTAATCTCCGTCTGGTAAATTTTCAAAATTGTTTGTATATTCCTCTACTTTGTCTACTCCACCCATATCTTTGAATATGGCATTTAATTCTTTTAAATCTTCATTATCCATTTTATATTCTCCTTTCAAATTATCCAATTACTGATTTTCTTTTTGGTTTTTCTTCTGCTTTTTCTTCAAGTTTTGTTTTGTATGAATCTTCTTTTGTCATTTCTCCTGAAATGATTTTAGCTCCATCAAATTTTGAAGCAGAAACAATAAAGTTTTCGTCAAAATCTTTTTTTGTCAATGGTATAGCAGTTTTCTTAATCGCTAGTCTTGAGCCACCAAACTCGTCATCAGAATTTGAAATATGTAATTCATATTTGGCTGTTCCGTCTTCACTTATCGATTTGACAGTCCTTGCAATTATACCCATAAGTCCAGACATTTGGTCTCTAAGTTTTTCTTCGAATACTGGTTGGAATTTAGAAATTTCTCTACCGAATTTATTCTTTTCAATAACTTCTTGTTCATGTGAAATAAACATTACATTATCAAAAGCATTTGCAATAGTAAAAATACTTTCCCATAAGAAACTTCTAAGCATAGTATAACCTTTGTAAGCGATTTCTGATTCGTGTTCAACACCATTTTTATCACACCAATAAAATCTTAAATAGTCAATCAAATATGAAGTTGTATCTACTATTACCCAGCTAGGTTTTATTTCTTTTAATTTAGCGATAGCGTCATTTAATTCTTTATAATTTCTAACTCTTAATATTTTATCTGGTTCGAATGTGTACTCAGCATTTCCATCAGTTGAAATAATGTAAGCGTCTTCGAATTGTGAAGCAAATGTAGTTTTACCTGACATTACTTTTCCATAAATCCAAAGCTTCATATCCTGTATCCTCCTTTCTTCTATAATAAAAATAGACCTTCGCAGGTCTACAGGATTATTTATATACAGTAAAAGATTATTAACTATTCTGTTGTTGCGTTTAATCCTGTAAACGACTTACTTGTTCTCTATTTATGATTGCATTATATAATATAAAAATAAAAAAGTCAAGAGATTTCTTAACTTTTTTTTATTTTTTTAATCTTTAATTTCTTGTTCATTTTCGACATCTTCTAATGGGTGTTCTTCTAAATACAATTGATATTTTTGTCTTGCTTCGTCAATTTGCTCATCTAATTTTGCCCAAAACTTCTTATCTTCTTGAAATCTTTTATGATTAATGAAAAACATATATACCATAACTATTAATTGTGCGATAAGTAACAAAATTAATAGAATTTTTGTAATTAAATTCAATATATCCATGGGTTTCCTCCTTTCGTCTTAATATGTCTTTAAATAGGAGTATGGCGGGTTTACTTTATATCCCGCCTGCAACGCCCGCAATTTTAATTTAATTACCCAATTAGAAAGGAGGATAAATAAATGCGTTTGCGGTAAACGTCACGCTGAGTGCCTACGTACGGGAAACGTTATCACGACACCAGCCAACAAAGATAATCCTATGTGGGGAGATTATCAGCCCGTATTCTTATATGAAGCTATCATATACCACGTGCGTCACGGGGGCTATTCCCAATCGTTTGAATGTGACGTCTAGCTACTAGCCACGAAAACCCCTTTTGTTAACGACTTGAGGGCACTCTGTCGCCGCTTTCCCCTTTACTTTTACTTAGACGGATTAGCAGTAATCTTCACCAAGGGTTTATGGTTTTCCTTCCAATGGGACGAGGTGAGAGTTCATACCTAGAAGTTACTTACTCTCTTTCATTCACAATACTATATTCCGGTATTCAATTATAAATATATCTAGTTCCTCGCTGGTGGGTACAGAAGGACTCGAACCTTCTACCCTTACATTAAAAGTGTAATGCTCTACCTGATGAGCTATGTACCCATATAGAAGAAGGAAACACCGAGCCTACGACAAGAAATTATTTCTTTCGTTGCTTCCTTATGAGGTATTATATGTATGTGAGGTATCTATAGTTTTGTATGATTGTCTTATGCTAGTATTGATTATACGTAGGCTTATAATTGGCGCCGTCCACAGGATTCGAACCTGCAAGTCGTTTCCGACCAACTGCTTTCAAGGCAGCGCCCTCACCACCCGGACAGACGGCATATTTGAATATGAGAACAACCAAAACTCATATTTATATATTAATGGAATTATCTTGTATCGGTTGTTTTTAATGGTGGGTAGTGGTGGAATCGAACCACCTTAGTCTTTCGACAACGGTTTTACAGACCGCCCCGGCTCTCCTACTCCGGCGCCTACCCGTATATTAACAATACCCCATATCTTTACGTTTTTTATCAATAACTTTAACTATATCTCTGACTACAGATTCTTCAAATTCTTTTTTCCATATTCTTTCACGTTTCCAAAATGCAAAACTATTTATATGATAGCAAATGCTAATACAATACATTGCTGTGGCACTAGACCAACAACCATCACAAGCACGGTCATTACACCACGCTCTAAATTCTTTGAATTTCATATATACCTACTTTCTTTGGCGACGAGAGTAGGATTTGAACCTACGAGCCATTTCTGACTGCCTGTTTAGTAGACAGGTGCTTTAAGCCACTCAGCCATCTCGCCTTATTCTGGTAGCGCTACCCGGAGTCGAACCGAGCACCCCAGGATGAAAACCTGGTGACTTAACCGACTGTCCCTAGCGCCATATGAAGGGGCTAACCAACCCCTATTTTCTTTTATGGAATTTAGCCCAGTCATTAACTGCGTCTTCTAAACTCCAATCGTGTAATGTTCTCCAACCGTCTCACTCCATTTGCTAAATCTTTTTGGTCTTGTTCCCAACGGTCTATTGCGTCTTGTTTTGTTTCTAAAAATTTGAATTCCCATAATTCCCAACTATCTAATCCTAAAGATTTATAATGACTACCATTACCAACTTCAAAATTAGGGTCTTTTAGTTTTCTTCTGATTTTACGATTGGCTATTTGTTTACCTTTTTTCATTGACCTACCCCATAAAACCATTCTTGAAATTGGGAAGTGTTTATAACTTCTACTCATTTAATCGCCTCCTTAGGCACGAAGCCCTAGAAGACACAACCTTTTTTAGTCATAATTTCCTCCTATCCAATAGCAAATCCTACCATATGTTCTTTTCTAATAAAAAGTGGTGTAGCACATGGTTGATACTTTTGCGTTTTTTCAATATAAGTAAACCAAAGAGGTTCTGTGTCATATTGATAAATACCTTCTGGGATATGTTCTATTACTGCATATTGATAACACCCAGCTTCATATAAATCCCCAATATTATTTTCTACTACTTCAATAGCCATATCTTTGTCTGAAAAATAACCTACACATCTAACATCATTATCTTTTGGGTCTATTGTTGTTATAAAATACATAATTACTTCCTTTCTTTATGGTGCCGACTGCTCGATTCGAACGGGCGACCTATCGCTTACAAGGCGATTGCACTACCGCTGTGCTAAGTCGGCATATATGGCTCCCTCGGATAGACTCGAACTACCATACCGAGAATCAAAGTCTCGTGTCCTACCATTAGACGACAAGGGAATATAAA